TTTAATTTCTAAGTGTTCATTCATACTCATTGATAAAAATTTTTTTTTCATAATTAATTTTTAAAGTTTTTATTGTACCATTGTTTCATAGAATTAAGCTTGTACATATATATGTATCTAGCCCATTCATGATATGATTTTATTAGGTGTTTGCCCACTTTTTTTACTTTCATAATTTATTTATATATATTGTTTTTATATAAGTTATAAGTATCGTTTAATATATCCATCATGTCTGTTTTATGTTTACTTCTTATTAGATTTTTAATTATTCTAACTCTCCATAAAAATCACAACAATCCTCTCTTAACCATGTAACATAATTATCTATTTTATCATCAATGTCTATTTCTTTAAGTTCTTTTTCTGTTAAATTCATATTATCTATATTTTATTTGTTCTATTTGTATTGTTCCACTATTTATCATATTAAATACTTTATTCCAATTCCCATTGTCCATCTCCCATTCAATATCATCTCTTTTAAATTTAGTTTGAAAATTACTATAAGCAAATGGAGATGTAAATATTTTATAGTCTCCTTTAATTTTTTTTACACTCCATCTGTATTTGTTATCACACATTACGGACACTACATCAATTTTTATTTCTCTTGGATTTCCCTCTACCTTTAATGCTGGAGGATCTAATCTTAATTTATGATATAAACTCATTTTATTTTATTTTTAGTTAATTTATTTGTTTTAATAAAAGAAAGGAGGAATTGTAAATACACACAAAGTATAACCGCTCAGTTATTATATGTTGTTTACTAACCTCCTTTCTATATTAAGAGTCAGGAACACTTTACGTCAACTTGCTATGCTTAAAGTTTATTTGCAATTAAAACACTTTAATTATGAATTTTATTAATTCTACAAATAGTTGCCCGACCTGACTCTATGTATTAGAGAGAAGTGATAACAGCAAGCTTTATTTATCATTCCGAGATCTCTCGCTCCTTCTCTCTATCGGGTAGCTAACCCTTTAGTTTTTAAGTTTTTAAAAACATTACCTAAAGTATTTGTTTTGAACTTTGCTTTATGTTTTGTCAAAGCATTTATTACTCTGTAATATTTTTTAATATATTCTCTACGCTTAGATTTGTAGTGATCTGCACTAGACCATCTAACACGTTTCATTAGTTCATTGTAAGTAGGTAATGTACGTGTAACACCACTAAGATATGTGATGGTAAGCTTTGCTTTATCTACATGTTTAATAATCCAGTCTGCATTTGCTCTTCTGAACATTTTGTGAGCAATATCATACTTAGATATTTCATTGTTAAACAATTTCTTTTTCAATTGTTTGTAATAGTTTGGTGACTTGAAGTCAGTGATTTCTTTTTGCATAATAAAAGTATTTTGATTAGTAATTATAAAGTTGAAAAAAAAGAGCCACTAGGACTCTTTGGTTTCTGGCTCTTCAACTGACGGAGTTAGTGCCGTAAAGATTGAAAAGAAGACACCTGCAATAGCTGCAGTAGCCATACCGCTGAACGTGCCAATAAATAGCAATGGCATAAGAACGGTAAATATAATGTCCCAGAATGTTTGTGTTTTAACCAGTCTACGCCTACCAAGGGCTTTGTACAAGATAATGTAGTAGCCAATGGCAGCGAAGAATGATATACCTAGAATACCCATTAGAATGGTAAATCTTTTATTAAGGTATTTGTATTACCTGCGTATTCTTCTGCAGGTTTTTTAACAGCTTGTGGTTTAAAATCATTAAGTATAGGTGTATGTGTTAGTTTGTTTTCACCTATTGTTTTGTTAGGTATAAGCTTTAGATTAACCCATTTAGAACCTTTTTTGTCTTCTACAAAATTAGATTTCATAAATTGAACAAAGTCATTTGCTTTAATAGACAAGTTAATAATTTTAGTACCTGAGTTGAACGTGTGTTCTTTAACAAACATACCGTTTGCTAGTGTGTTTACTGATTTTTGCATGATTTAATTATTTAATGTTAATATTTATTGTTAAGTTGAAAAACGAGGTCGGGCAGGTGTGGTTCTACTAGCACTTAGCTTTTCAGCACCTCTAGTTTTTGCTTTATCCTGCCGTTTGTATCGTGGTATTTTAAATTGTACCTAATACGTTACCACCCTAACCTCGTTGAAAAAAGAAACAGCACCGTCATGACTGACCTACTATCATAGTAGATTTACGGGGAATTCACGGGCAAGATTATCATATGCTAATCTCTACTGTTTCTATAAATATAATGCCTAATATGGCACTCCAAATTGTTCATGATCTGTTTGAAAGCAGGTATTCCAATCAATATGTGGTAACATATCGTACATATCTATTTCTGCTTGTACTTTAGCACGTTGTTCTAATACGTGTAAAGGTGTAATGTCGTATGATGTGTAAGACTTTACATCATCAACATTGTGTACAGTTGTACACTTTGTACATTCTACCAGTTTTTGTGATAGAATAATTGCATGTTCATTGCCACATGAACAGTTGATTCCTATTGTTTCCATAGTAATTGTTTTAGTTAATATATTATTATCTATTATTAAGTTGTAAAAATTAGTCAGCTAAATATATATAGTGAATAATTATTTTATAAAAAACTGTGTACTATACTTGACAATGTAAAATAAAATGTATAACTTCGCACACATAATAGTTAGTTATTAGTTTAATCAGCTAAATATAATTACAAGTATATTATATATTGTTTATAACTAATATAAAAACAATAACTGATTGATTATCAATAACTTAAGTAGTTTATTAGCATTAATATAGTAAATATTAGTGTAATATTAGGGTTTTTAGACTACATCTTATTGTCACATAAATACGCAATATTTAGTATTTATTATACATAAATAAAAAAAAAGAAGACTATTTGTCTCCTTTCTTAGATTTAGGCATAGCATTTTGTATAGATTCTGCAGTTTCTGGGCTATACTTTTTAATCATAACCCATACAAATACAATTAATACAACGTATAAGAATAGTTTTGCAAATGCTAGTAGTACAGTTAGTATAATGAATAGTGTGTCCATAATAAATAGTTTAAGTGAATAAATATACTGTCAATAAAAAAGTCTGTAAAAAAAACAGAAAAGTAAAAAGAAGGGTAGGGTAGTAAAAAAATAGAGATGGCAAGGGGGTAGTAAGCATATAGTATCCCTTTCTCAAAAACATAAAATATTTTTTTTATCTTTGTAGTTATTAATAATACAACTACCACATCATGACTGAAGAACAAAATCTTGCAGATCTATTTGCTAACCTCAATCAAATATCAGCAAACACAATACTAAGAGAAAGAACTGGAGGTGGTAAAGGCGGTAGCGCTATGCCATTAGAAGGTAATCAAGATCCAAACCCTCTTATAAAGTTCAATCCATTCTTAGGCAAGAACGTTACTTCTTTTCAAGAAGGTGGTTCTATGAGACCTCCCACATTGCCTAGTAATTTTAATATGGATCTCAAAAGACTACCAACTGCTAGGTTACCATTTACATTTCAAAAACCTTATATTGACCCTAAAATACGAGAAACATTTGGTAGTGTAATAAGAAAAAGAAGAAAAGGCACCCCTGTGACACAAGAAGAACAGGATACTTTAAAAAGTGTATTTCCAAATGGTTTTACCACAGCAAAAAAAATTATGGCTAAAGGCGGTAAAAACGTCACGCCTACACAAGACGAAATAAATAAAGTAGCTGCTATGGGTAGAAATGGTGATACTAGACTAGCTCATGTTACACCACAAGAAGAAAGAATGTTAAAGGCTATGGGTGGATCTGGTACTATAAATCCATACACTGGTATGCCTGAATATTTCTTAGGAGGGTTTTTTAGTTCTCTTTTTGGTGCTATTGATAATGTTTTAGGTGGAGCACAAGATGTTGTTGGTGGTGCAATAACAGGAGTTGGTGATGTGGTAAATGAAGGTATTTCAACTGGAACAAATCTTGCAGGTGATCTTATTGATGCAACAGGACAAACTGTAAGTAATGTAGGTGGACAGGTAACAAATGTACTAAATCCTTTTTTTGATCCAATATTTGACACTGTGCAAGATGCAGGAGCACCAATATTTGACGCTGCAGGAAACTTAGTACAAGAAGCAGGAGGTGCTGTATCAAATGTTGCTAACATGGCATCTCAGGGTTTTGCTGATGTCACAAAAGGTGCTGGTTTTCAGACCATGGGTCTTTTACAAGATGTAGATGAAGGAGTACGTAACTTCTTAGCTAATTTATTTGGAGGTAGTGGCATGCAAGAAATAGATCTTGGTGCTGGAGCAGGTAGAGCAGACATAAAAAGAGGAGCAAAACAAAAAGGAGGAGAGGTAGTATCAGGCGTACAATCAAGAAACAGAGATAAAGCCTTAGCCAATATAAGCAAAACAGAAAAAGCTAGTTTAGGTACAGGAGACTTTGTATCGCCAAAAGAAAACCCATATATTACACCTAATGTTGAGGTTGAGTTGGACTACGCTGCACAAGGTATGAAAATGCCAGATTATAATATGGGAGGTTTATTTACAAAACAAGCAAATCAAGCTATAGCCATGGACCAATTATCTGCGTTAACTAATCGCATGTCAAGAAAATCTGCAAAAATGGAAAAAGGAGGAAAGACAAAAAAAGTTATGAAACGTAATTTTACCAAAGGAGGTCGTTTCTAATGGACGAAATAGGATTAGAAGAATTAATAGAAATTATTATCACAGATAAAGGTGGTACCCCACAACAGTACTACGATTTGATGGATTATATAGCATTTCACGAAACAGGTGCAGAACAAAGAATGAAAGCTGATGCTGTTCAAATAACTGATGATGGAAGTAAAGATGGACAAGGTAAGGGATTGTTTATGTTTGAGACAGGTTACAAAAAAGGAGCTAATTCAGCTATCAATCGTACAGTTGATTATTTTCAAAGTAAAAATATAGAATTACCTGCCTGGTTGAGAAAGGCAAGTTTAGCTAGTAAAGAAACTAAAAGCTTTGATGTAAGAAAACTTAACGCAGATCAACAAAAAATGTTATTTTTGGGTAATCACAGAATGCACCCAGACGCAAATTTTAGCAAGGTATGGTCAGGAGAGGAGTCAATAGCAGACTTTTGGTTAAAATACCACTGGGCAGGATCTAAAGACCCGCAAGCCAAATACGATTTGTTTAATAGCAATATAACTTTGAAAGATTCTTTAGACACCGTCAAAGCAAAAGAAGAAGAATTATTATACAAAAAAAATATGGCCCCTTTTCTATCAGATTCTAATAATGTAGATAAATTTAGTAATTTTACCAAAATATTAAATAAAATATTTGGAAAAACTTCATCATTAATAAACAAGAAATGAAAGAATTGGACGAAAATATGGGTAAAATATATGTAGAGAATGATTTCTATTATTTAGAAAAAGTATATACTTGTATGGAGGAGATGATGATTGAAGAACCAGAGGTAAAGAAAAGGGCAAAAAAACATAATTTTAAAATTGTATCTTGTAAATGGTATATAGAAAAAAACCCATTTCATCATATAGAAAAAATTTTAAACGAAACAAAAAAAGAAATAGATAAGAATAGATATAGGTTCAAATTAAAACTTACGTATAAAAAATAATGTATTTATTAAAATTAAATAAAAAAGGCGATATATTTAAAGACGATGATGGCGTTACTGCCGTACCTGAGTTTTATTCACTTATCCGTAAGGAAAAGTTCGGGCCTACGGCCCTCAAATGGGTTGCGCTAGTCTACGACTACGAAAGCCCATACAGACATTACAGTGAAAATGAAAGAAAAAAAGCAGTGTCAAAAGATTTATACGATACTTATACTTGGAAAGGATGTAATGATGCAACTTTAAAAGCAGCAGCAGATAAATACAATGAGTTACAGTTTGATCCACTTGATGAACAATTAATAGCCTTTAATAATAAAATTAATCAGTTTACAAACCTTATAGATAAAATGCACCTTGATGAAGAGAATGCAGAAATGCTGCAAAAACTTATGATCGGTGTAGAAAAAATGTTAAAAACAAGACAAACACTACTGGACGCAATAGATAGGAGAGGAGAAAGAAAGAAGATAGTTGGAAATAAAGGACTATCATTTTTAGAAAGAAGAAAAGAAATAAAAGAATTAAATTAAATAAATAGTTATGCCAAAAGATGCGTGTTATCACAAAGTAGTAAGTAGGTATGGTCCAAAAACTTCAGCATATAGGAGTGGAGCCATGGCCAAATGTAGAAAAGTTGGAGCAGCCAACTGGGGAAATAAAAGTAAAAAGAAAGGTGCTTCTGGAATGAAGTACAATTGTGGAGGTAGATATAAACAACACGATTAATATGGCTGTTAGAAAAACAAAAAAAGGTTTAGCTCTTAAAAGATGGTTCAAAGAAGATTGGAGAACACCATCTGGCGAAAAGGACTATAGTAAGGGTGAAAACACTTTTAGACCTACAAAAAAAATATCAAAAGATACGCCAAAAACTTGGTCACAATTATCAGCTGGTGAAAAACGTGCAGCTGCAAGAGAAAAAAACAGAAAAGGACGTGTAAGCAGGTATAAGAAAGGAGGTAAATTTTATAAACAACACGATTAATTAAAAATTAAAAAAAATGATGAAAAAAAAGAAAATGTACAAAAAAGGTGGTAAGGCAAAACCATTCAAGCCGCACATGATGTACGATCCTAAATCAGGAAAAGGATTTAAAGCCAACACAATGGCAGATCACAAACGAATGGATAAGATGGGTTACACGCATTCTAAACCAAAAGCCGCTTATGGAATGAAAATGAAAAAAATGGCTATGGGTGGAAAAAACTTAAAAGCGGTAGATAGTAAGAAAAATCCAGGATTAGCAAAACTTCCTACAGACGTGAGAAATAACATGGGTTATATGATGATGGGCGGTAAAGTTAAGATTAAAAAAGCTCCAGGAGGAATGAAAATGGGCATGAAAAATAAAATGATGAACTATGCTGGTGGTGGTAAAATGCTAAACGGTATGTCCATGCAAAAAGCTAATAAAGGCATGAAAATGAAGTATGGTATGGGCGGATCTTACAGACAGCTTGACTAATGGCAACACCTGCTTGGCAAAGAAAAGAAGGTAAAAGTAAATCTGGCGGCTTAAATAAAAAAGGGGTTGAGTCATATAGAAAGGCAAACCCAGGAAGTAAATTACAAACCGCAGTAACAACTAAACCTTCTAAATTAAAAAAAGGTTCTAAGGCTTCAAAGCGTAGAAAGTCTTTTTGCGCAAGAATGAAAGGAATGAAAAAGCGATTAACCTCAGCTAAAACAGCTAGAGATCCTAATTCAAGAATTAATAAGTCTTTGCGTAAATGGAATTGTGCTCATGGCTGTAAAATGCCAACTAGACCAGTTTCAAGAACTTTTTATAGACAGTTAGATTAATGGCTAAACAACCTAAGTATACATTGCAATACTTATACGACCGCTACAAAAAAAAATATAAAGAGGTTGATATGAAAAAAGCAGATGAATACAACGAGTTGGCTATAAAATTGCATGGAGTAGATCTTAGAGATAGATTTCATGCAAGCTTGGAGGCAAAAGAACAAAGAGCTGGACCTTATGGTCTTGGTAAAATGAAAAGAGTAAAATATGGGTAAAATTAAATTTGATCCGCAAAAATATAGACCTGTACCTAATAATGGTCATCCAGAACTTAACCCAGATTCTGTTGCTTATCAAGAATATTGGGCACGTGAGACTCAAAGGTGTATAGATGGTTTCAAACCAAAAGGTATGAAAAAAATATCGGGCAAATATTATTTTTATCTTAATTATTACAAGATATTAGGTAACGATGGTACAAGCGGAAACCGTAAAACACTCATACATCCATGGTATAGATCTATGGATCACGAATATTTTGACACTATTGAGGTTTGTAAAGATGAAGGTAAAGGTATGATAGTTATAAAAGCCAGAGATAAAGGATTTTCCTATATGAACTCTGGTGCGGTTGCACACGAGTATACTTTCTTCCCTTTTAACGATGTTGGTGTAGCAGCAGGACTACAAGCTACAGCAGACGCTTTCTTTGACAAAACAAAAAAAGGATTAAATGGAATACACCCTAATTTTAAGCATTCAGTGTTAAAAGATACCGATGGTATCATGCGTTCTGGATACAAACAAAAAAATAAGGATGGAAAATGGGAAATAGGAGGTTATCAATCCACTATTATATGTAGAACAATGGACAATCCAGAAGTATTTAAGGGAGAAAGGGTCTCTCTTATGATTTTTGAAGAAGCTGGAGAGTTCAAAAAGCTAAAAAATGCCTATATGTCGTCTAAAGCATGTTTTATGGACGGTGATTTACAGTTTGGAGTGCCTATTGTAGGTGGAACAGGTGGTGATATATCAAAAGCTAGTAAAGATTTTATGGATATGTATTATAGTTCAGAAGCATATAACCTAATACCTGTATTTATACCAGCTTCAAAGGCATATTATGGGTTTTTTGACATACAAACAGGAAAAGAAGATGAAGAAGGCGCAAAACAGAAGCTAATATCTGACAGAGAAGATATACAAAGCTCTGGTGACAACGAAGCGTACAATTTACACATACAAAACTACCCACTTACAATAGAAGAGGCATTTTTGAACACGCATTCTGCAAGATTTGATATATCCTTGCTTAACGCACAAAGATCAAGAATACTTTCTAGTAAAGATCATAGAAGTCAGATACAAAGAGGGTATTTAGATTGGGAATTAGGTGAGCAGGACCCTGTAGTAAGGTGGAGGCCTGACCCTAACGGTCCATACAAAATATTATCACACCCAAAACCAGAATATAAAAATTTAGACATAGGAGGCATTGACTCTTATGATCAAGATAAAGCTGGAGCGTCAGAATCTTTGGGTAGTGCAATAATTTATCGTAGATTTGCAAATACCAATATGTCAAGTGATTACGTAGTGGCTGAATATACGGATAGACCTGAAAAAAAAGAAGATTTTTGGGACGGTTGTCTTAAATTAGCAGTATATTACAACGCAAAAATGTTGGTTGAGTATACGAAAATAGGTATTTTAGATTATTTTAAGCGTATGAATGCCTTGAAGTATCTAAAAGAAAAACCAGAGAGCGCACACAACCCTGGCACAAAAACAAGAAACAGGTATGGCGTGCATATGAACAAACAAGTAAAAGCATTATTAGAGGATCTAATAGATGATTACTTGAGGGAAAGCGCAGAGGACATTTGGTTTTTAGATCTTATTGATGAGTTAGCAAATTATGGTTTACAAAACACAGACCGTGCTATGGCTTTCGGTTTGTGCCTAATTCACAATATAGACAATTATAGAATGCAGGTTAGAGAAAAAGAAGAAGATATAGTAGACATAGGACTAAGATATTATAAAATGGGGTATAACGGATTACCTCAACAAATAAATTAAAAATGGAGAAAACGTACAAATCAATGCCATCAATGGTGATTGCAGAAAAAGATAAGACTGAAGATTGGTGTAGGTCTGTATTATTAGCTGTGACGCAATATATGGGACATGAGGGTGGCGAATACCACTCAAGCAGAACAAAAGATATTAGAAATTATCAAATTTACAACGGACAGTTGTCGCAAGGAGATTACTCGTATTTAACAGAGCAGTATGGCTTGACATATCCTGCTAGATTGGTAAATTACCCTATTATATCGCCCAAAATTGATTTGTTAGTTGGTGAAGAGCTTAGAAGACCTATGGATATAAAAGTTACCACAGTAAACAAATCTGCTGTGTTAAGAAAACACGATCATAAAGTTGGTATGATGATGCGTAGTTTATTAGAGGACTTTCATAAAGACATGCAAGAGCAAATGAACTTAGATGTACTAATGGAAGGACAAGGAATGCCTGTGCCTGAAGATATTGATACATATATGAAATATAACTACCGAGAAATGGTAGAGGAAACCGCGCAAGATGGTTTAGAGTATGTTACAAATAGATATAATCTAAAGGATGTAATGAAAGAAGGCTTTAGAGACCTATTAGTAACAGGAAAAGAGTTCTACAAGATTTCTATACAAAATGGAGACCCATATGTAAGAAGAGTAGATCCAAGAAATATAGTATATGATGATTCTTTTCATTCAGACTTCTTAGATGATGCAGGTTGGGTTGGGGAAGAAAGATATTTATCTGTAAATGAAATAAATGACGAATATAAAGATAGTTTGACAACAGACGATCTACTAGAGTTAGATAAAATGCGTAATTTATACGTGGGAGGAGATATGGACAACTATAAT